CTGATCCAAATGACCAAGGATCTCGAACCTCTGAAACGGTCATTGTGATGTCAGCTGTCGGTGGTACGACGCTAAGGCCAACCCGGCGCATTTCTTCAAAACTAGGGCGATTGGCATTCTCGCTAAATTTGCTGATGCCGCCAGTGTGTAGGGATCGACCGATGCTGCTGGTTGCGCAGTTTTCCATGGGAAAGCGATTGGCATTGCTTCGAACTTCTTCGGCAAAGTCTGTCGCAAATGGAACAAGATCATTGACATCGCGATAGAGATCTGTCTGGACAATGTAGCGCGATCCGTCTTGGAAGATTAGTTTTGTTTCAATCCTGCCTTGCGGATATAAAATCCAGAATTTTTCAATTCTTTCGGCAACCGATTCATAATTCTCTAGGGGATTAGCCATTGTTGACCCGGCGATCTTTACCGACCATCACTCCAGCTTTGAGTCCAGATGCGCGACCTCGAAGATAGCCATCTTTTTTGCCAGTGTTATATCCCAGCGTATAAAAACTTATTGCTGATAGAAGGATCATGATTAACATCCATCCGATTTGTGTTTCGATTCCCATCTTAATTGCTCCCGACTGGAAGCTAGATCGTTCGTCTGCTCCCTGATACATAGAATGACGGCTTGGGCTGACAAAATCAAGGATTAGGCGTGGTATTCGGCGTGTCTTGCGGCATTTTATCTTTCAAGCCATTTGATGCCAATACGCCGCCAAGAGATCCAGTCAAGAAGATGGCCAGCGTTTTAAGCAGATCGATGAAAGCTGCATCATTTGGAGCTTGAGCTGAAACTGGTTGAGTAACGAAAATTAGGGCGTAAGTAATGCCCAGAGTTACAATCAGGAACACAATTGAAAGTGTGCAGCCAATAAACAAAATTAACCGCGCTTTGATTTCTTCTGGAGATAATCGCCTATGGTGCTTGCGGTGATTTTGGTTGTGGCTTAATAATGTCTCCAAGTAAGTCTTCTGTGCAGATGCCTTGCGCTTCGCACCTTGGTCGTTGACATTCATCATTTTCCCAATTCTCAAATTCTTGGCATGGATAGCGTGTATAGCCTTGATAACCGCAAGCAGACAACGCCAACGCCATGAACAACGCTAACGTTGCCGCCTGAAGTCGCCGGATCACTTCTCAGATAATCCGAACGCTGCATCTTTAGGATTTAGATAGCGCATGATCAATGGAACTACGGCGGATAAGCCAGCAGCCCCAAGAGCTTTAGGATCAGTTACTCCAGCCATGTACATCGCTAAACAAGCTGCGATGAACGATCTTGCCCAAGATGCTCCCATTGCTTTGATTTGTTTCATTTCTTTGCCCCTAACTTCGCAATCGCTGCCTCGACCTTCGATGGCGGAATTGCGACTTCGAAGTGCATTTCATCTTTTCGCCCCCGGTAATCGCCGCCCCAAGTTAATGAGTATTTCTTTGCCAACGCCTGAATCATTGCCACCTTTTGGAGTGGGAATGTGCCAGCTTTGCCAAGCGGATGTTTAGTTGAATTCAAGTCAATCGCTGTACCACTGGAATGATTGCTCAGAGCTGTCGATGATCCTCGAATCTCGCGGTAGCAATAGCCCCAATCATCGAGACTGCCTTCATCAATGGGTTCGATTAACAAATGGAATTCAGCGGCGAATCCGACAAGCAATGGCGCGACTGCTTTATTGCATGTCAGCTTGATCGTTGTTCCCGGCACTGGGAATGAATCAATGTCGATTTCAGCTCTGATTTTGGACGCATCCCATCCGTTCTGGGATTTATTCATTTGAGCAGTAAAACCGCTTCATCAGCTGTGATGCCAAGTTTTTCCAATAACGCTGCTTTTCGAATTGCCGTAGCGTTTTCAGCATCTTGCGTTGCTTGGTCATTTGCTGCGCTTACCTTAGCGGCCGCAATTTCAGCGTCGTTCATGTCGCGGACAATTTCCTCGCCAGTCTCACAATTTACAATTTTGACTTGTAATTTAGTCATTAGTTTACTCCATAAAGTTCGATTGACCCTGCTGTAAAATTTGCACTTGCTGAGTTCAAGAATTTGATGCTAGTTATTGCGGAAGTGTTTTTCCATAAAAATTGCCCAAATTGAACACCTCTTGCAACTCCGAAATCGCTTAAAAAGTTTCCTGTATGTTGTGCGATTTTGTAGGTAGTTGTATTTGCATAATCCAGCCAAATATATTCCAAAATGTTCTCGGCGCTTGAATTTTGAATGTTCCATTCGGTTATAGTGTTGTCGTCCGAATAATCCATTCCAAGAGTTGAGCCAGCGCGATCAAGGGACAAAACCCAACGGTAATTGCCGGCAGTTGTATCTGAATTTACTTCCCATTTTAGAATACTTGCGGTCGCAGGATAAATATCTTTTATCAAAATACGCAGATTTTTATATGCTCCGCTAATTGAGCTGAGCGTCACCGTTGAAACTCCAGCCATTGAAGTTGTACTGAGTAAAGTCATGCTGCCGCTTGACGGCGTTGCCCAAGTTGGAACGCCACCTGCAACGGTTAGCACTTGAGAAGTTGAACCAATGCCGCGGCGAGTGTATGTCCCCGATCCTGTTCCGTAAACTAAGTCTCCCGCTGTTGTGATTGTTGTTGCCATGTCATTTGTGACTGTAACTGTTCCAGATGTGCCGCCGCCTGTGATACCTACTCCGGCAGTCACGCCAGTTATGTCACCTTGATCATTTGGAATCCAAGTGAAATCCATGTCGGTGGCAGATGCTTTTGACAATACGTAACCAGATGCACCACCTAGTAAATCGCCCATCGATGTTGCCACCGCTTGACCAAAGACTTCAAAATCTGCTGGCAAATCTGTCACCAGATCAGTTGATGTCGGCATTTGCCACGAAAATGGCGTTGTTGGATTGCTCATGTTTTCCCCTTACGCGACCTGCGTCGCATGTTCCCAGTCCAGTGTTGGAATTACTGTTTGCCATTGCTCCACGATTGGCACGTCGTTCCATCGCATTGCTTGCAACGAATACGCCAAAGGTGAAAGATTAAGTGAGATGCTTACTTCGTTAAAAGCAGCTCTAATTGTCCATCCTTCAACAAATCCCAAATAAGTACCCGATGACATATTTAACGGCAAGTCTGCAATGCTGACTGGCATTCCCATAAAAACCGTGATCAGCGAGTCTCGATCGCCGTCATCGATCTCTGAATTGGTCAGCTGGTAAGTAATTGAATTAAAATTGAATTGAGGGAATGCACGAAGCTCTAAGTAAAAATCGGCTTGATCTTGGGCATCGGCGGAATGCTTGACCGTCGTCGTAAAAATCTGTGCAAGTTGGCCATAAAGTCCAACGGATTCGGAATTTAGAGCATCGACTTCAAATTGACTATTTGTGCCATATTTCAAAGTGATGGTATTGCGTACATCGCCAGCCCTCGCTTGAATGCTTAGCCCTGACCCTTGGGCTTGATTTGCAGTCAGATCAACGTATCCATTAGCCGCAAGGTAGGTCGTGCGATGGGTTGAGTCAGCGTATGAGATTTGGCCTTGGGCATTCTCGTAAATATAGCCAAGTCCGCTATTGGCCAAAGCTGCAACCAGTGAATAGACGTCGGTGCGATCGGATGATCGAGCGGCCAGTTCATAATTGCCGGGGCGGTCTATTTCTCCAAGCCCGGTATTTTCGGCATCTTGCCATTGAGTGGTTGGATCATAAGTTGCCCATGTCAATGCTTGCGGTACTTCTTGCCATGAAGAAAACAAGACTTGCGAAAGAATCGCATAGATTTGATCTCCATCAAAGTCTTGAACAAGTACGCCATCGGTCAAAGCCTTTGGCAATCGAGCCAATGCTCCAAGTGCGATGATTTTGATGCGCTGCGCATAGGCCACGTTTCCCAGTTCGGCCACTGCAATGGTCACGTCAACAACTGATCCGCCAAAGAGCGGCACAAATGTAGCTGTCGAATCCTGAAGTTCAACGGTCAAAGAATTGTTGATCTCAATCAAGACATTTGATTGGTCAAGATTTATCAATTCAAGATTGATGTACCCAGCTTGGGCTTGTTCATAGATATTGTTTCGCCCTGAAGTAATCGTCAAATCTGCCAAGACGGCAGCTTGATATTCGACGCCATTGATTGTGACTTTCCAGACTGGATTCCAAAGGGTCATGGGTTATCCAAACAACAACGCATTCGCGCCGTTTGTACCTCTGAAGAATGATCGGTTTAATACATCGACAACGCTGCGAGCTGCTGCTTCTGGATCACCGACAATGCCTTGATTGACTGTCAGATTGACGGTAGGGGTTGCCATTTCAGCTCGGCGGATTGCTTCACCTTGACTTAGCGTTGAAGCAAAAGTTGAAGCTACAACTGCGCTGGACGCCGCCGCCGCTACGCCGCCGCCGCTTGATCCGGGCACTGTGACTTTTGGTATAACTGGTGCTTGCGCAATTGGTGTTGGAATTCCCAAGACTCCAGAAATGCTGCTGAAAGATTTAGTTTCAGGGATTTGATTATTGATTTTTGCCGCATCGTTATTGGTCAAAGCATTTGCAGCCGCTAAAACTCCAGCGGCTAAAGCTACTGATCCAACTCCTAAAAGTGGATTTAATGCAAAGGCTGACGCGATACCAGCAACAATCGCAGATGACTTGAGCAAATTGTAAGCAACTATTAAAGACTTGATCAAAGCAATTGTTGCAGTTACGCCAGCGGCAATCTTGGAAACAACAAAAATTGTTCCGATTACTGCACCTGCGGCAATCAATTCATCTTTAAGTTCAATCACTGTATTGATCACGCCGCGAACTTTTTTGCCCCATTCAAGCGCCTTTGCTTCTGACTTTGTCAGACTTGCTGTGATGCCCGCTTCGCCAGTTAAACCATTGACGAATTGTTGAAATGCTGGCAAAACATTTGTCAAAATAAATTGCGTCAATTCTTGAACGACTGGGAGCAACGCCGCCCCAATTTGTTCTTGGGCTTCATCAACCGCAATTTTGATTCTTTCAAATGATTTCTCGGTGCTTTGCGCTTCATTTGCAGCAAATCCGCCGAAGGTTTTTGTAAGCGTTCCAAATACCAGATCGAAATCTTTAGACTTGAGGATTGACGCATCTATGCCTAGACCTAATCGCCCCAAAGCATTTAGATTGCCGTCATAGGCTTTTCCCAAAGCATTGGCAACGGCTTCTAGAGGTTTGCCAGTAGCGGATGAAATATCTAAAGCAAGATTAAGTAATTGCTGCGCTTCTTCAACATCTTTACTCGATCTTGTCAGTCTGGCAAATGCCGGGCGAAGCTGATCATCGGTGACGCCAATGGCAATTGAAGTCGTTGTTATGTATTTTTCCACGCCTTTAATTTGCTCTGCCGTAGCGCTAGTCGTGTTTTCAATAGTTAAAGCAAGTAGGCGTTGAGCCTTTTCATCAGCTGCGGCATTCTTTATCGATTCAGCGGCAAATGCTCCAATGGCAGCGCCAGCGGCTGCGAATGCTAAAGCGGCTTTTTTGCCGAAGGCAGTAAATTGATCGCCAATTGTTTCCGTATCTTTGCCAGCGGTTTTAATGCCTTTGGTAAATTCAGCAACGTCAGCAAGCAACGATAATTTAAGGGTTCTTGACCCTTGTGCAGCCATTTACCAGACCTTCACAATCTTTGAAAATGCTTCTTGCCATTCAGAGATGATGTGCGGCTGTTCCAATTTCAATGTCGGATAGATAAACCAACCTTTTGACCCTCGACCTTCGCGGCCTGACCAAATTGGGAATTGCTTAAATTTATTTGATCCGAATTCATAACCGCCCCAAAGCTGTTGAGTTGTGCCGCCGCCTGAGAATTTTTGGGATGCAAAGCCAAATGACATTTCTCCAACTTTTGATGATTTGCTAACCCTTGAACCTTCGGCAATTCTCATCGATGCTTTGTCTCTGCCTTGAGATTTGGCAATAATTTTGCCTTGAAGATAAGTTGCCAGACCGTTTGAAACTGATTTTGCTTGAGCAATGGCGTCATCATCCATGCCTTTGAATGCGTAAATGATTGACTTGACTTCCGCTCTATTGAAAGCGACTACATCTTCAGCCA